GTGATCTTCCGGTGGATGAAAACCACCATGTCGGCGTCCTGCTCGATGCAGCCCGAGTCCCTCAGGTCGCTCAACTGGGGCTTCCCGTTCTGGCGCTTCTCGATTTCCCGGTTTAGCTGGGACAGGACAACCACGGGAACCCGGCAATCCTTCGCCATGAGTTTCAGTTCCCTACTGATTTCCCCGATGCGGTTGGTTTCGTTCTTGCTGGCGTTGCTCGTGCTACTCAGAAGTTGCAGGTAGTCGATCACAACCAGATTCACAGGCTGACGGGTCTGGAGCCTTTCCACCTTGCTCCTGATTTGGCGCACGTTAATGCCGGATCTGTCATCAACCAGCAGGGGTAGGTTGTCCAGGTGGTATTTGGCCTCACCAATGGCGCGAATGTGGTCAGGGTCGCGTGGGTTGAAGTCCCGAAGGTTGATGCCGGCGCGATCCGTGAGTAGCTTCCGGGTGACTTCCTGCCGTGACATTTCCAGGCTGAACACCGGAACCGACCCATGCTCGGAAGCCCTGAGTGCCCAGTTGATGGCAAGGGTTGTTTTGCCAACGCCAGGGCGGGCGGCAAGGATGATTAGCTCCCCAGGCTTGAACCCGTGAGTGATCCCGTCGAAGCGGTAAAACCCCGTCCGGGTGCCGAAGCCTCGGTCCTCTGGGCTCATCAGGTCGGACACGATCTCATCCGTAACCTGCCACACCGGAACCGGCTCACCCTCGCCCTTGGCATGGGTCATCCCGGCAAGGTCGGAGCAGGCAGACGCTACCAGTTCGGCAGGGTCGTCGTCCTCGTATGCCTCAGCGGCAAGCCTGGAGCCAATCCGGATCAGTTCCCGGCGCTTGCGGTGCTTGACCAGGATCTCAACCAGGTGCCGGGGCTTTCCAACCTCCATGGCTTCGAGAATCTGGCAAACCCCAAGAAAGCCCCCAACGCGCCCGCTGTTAGGCCCAAGAGCGTCGGCTATGGAAAGAGGCGTCACTTCGGTTTTGGACGAATCCAGGGCAACCAGGGCCTCAAAAATGGCCCTATGGTTCGGGTGCATGAAATCGTCAGCGCACATCATGACCATGCAGTCGGAAAACTCACGTTCTGCACCTGGGGCACAGATGGTCGCCAGCAGGCTGCGCTCGGCGTCGATGTCCTGGGGGAGTTCGCGGGTCATGATGCGTCCCTCAGCGCCTTCATTTGCTGGTTGGTAACGTGGGCTTGGTAATAGGCCTTGTATGGCGCATCCTTGGCCTTGCCGAAGAAGTGCTGGGGGGCCTTAATCCACTTGCCGGCCTTCCACTCGGAAACGGCCCGCTTGGCGATCTCGACGCAGATACCAAGATCGGCACCCTGCCCGCTGACTTCAGACAAGCGCATGGCAAGCTCGGAAGCCGACACCCCAGGGACCAGCGTTTTGGAGTCGGGCTGGTAATGGTCCTGCTGGGGGGTGGGCCAGATGGCGCGGATCTCCTGGGTGGCTTTCACCACTTCCGGGGCAAGGGCACTTTGCCAACTTGGACGCTTGGCCTTCTTCTCACCTCCCTGCCCCAAAGGGGTAGGGGTTTTATCTTTTCCCTGACCCTGACCCTGACCAGCATGGGGTTCGCATTGCGTTCGCTGTGCGTTCGCATTGCCATCGCTTGACTGTTTTTTGCTAGTTGCTTCCTTATTCCACCTAGCAAAAGCAGACTCTCTCGCCTTGCTGCCCTTCTTGTCGGCCTCCATGCGGTCAAGTTCAAGGCGTGGAGAAACCAACTTTGACGGGTCTTCTGGATGCGAAACGAAGAAGGTCGCAAGCCAGTCGCAATGCGTTCGCATTGCGTTCGCATCAATGCCAAGCATCATGCCCAATTCTTCTGGGTTTGCCGGGATTGAACCCTCTTCCCAGGCAAATGCCCAAAGGGTTTGCAGGATGCCCCTGCGCTCATAGGTAAGGCGAAGAACCTTGCTGTCGGACAGGTAATCCTTGGCCCAGAACTTGAACCATAGTTGAGCCATCAACCCACCTCGACCATTGAAGGCGAGGCGTCGGAGATCCACTGGGCACGGAACAAGAGCGACTTCGCGGCCAGCAAGTGTGCGTTGGCCGATTCGATTTCCTGCTGCACCCGTTGCGGTGCGTCCTTGTAGTGGAGCGAGGCCACCTGCAAGGCCAGCTTCGCGCATTCGCGCCCAATTTCTTCAAGACTCTTGACGGGTATTGGCGCGGGTTTGATACTGTTCATGGATCGCCTCCTGGTGGCGGTTGAGTTCAGGCCCCTGTTAGCGCGGGGGCCGTTTTGATTCTTTGTCCTTCGACTCTGCAATGGACCGGTGCAGAATGAGCATCGCTTCACAAAGCAGCGTAGACGATTTCTTCTCGTCTCCGTAATGGGCGGCGTGGTCGGCTTCTGACAGCAAGTTTTTGAATCTGATCTTGTCGGAATTGTTCATGCCACCCTCTGAGCGGTAGCAGACAACACCTCGGCAACGATAGAACGTCCCTTGACCAAACCGGTAGCGTCGATCCTCATTGCCACCTGCAGGCTTGGCAACTCATGTTTGTTGAGAACCTTGCTGGCCCATGTGGTAGATATTCTAGCACCTTGCGCCAGCCGCTTGACGAGCCCATAGGGATAAAGGTTTCTAGCCATGCCTACAGTGTGAACGATGGATTGCCACTGTCAATACCTGTTCTGAAATTTCACGGACTGGGACCACGAAAATATTTTCAAATTTGTTCTTGACACGTTGAACACCTGGTTCATACTTGTCCATGTAGCACCCAGATCCTTGACACCCCAATAGCGCACAACACCCAGAGCAGGAGCGGTTCAGGCCGCACCCGCGACAATTTGGGAACTGTTGAAGTCACCCCACGCTGATCAGCGTTTGGCTAGCTGGGCCTGGGGTGGATTGAGCAGTCCCAAACGAGGGGTCGTCCAACTCCATAGGACTACGGGTCGCGCCCGCGATGCTGGTTTGGAATCCAGCCCCCTCGACCAATTTTCAAAAACACCGCCAGAAATGGCCTAGCCGGAGGTCTGCCCGCATGGTCATCCGATTCCGCCCCCTTCCGCCGCCGAGCCCGAAAGCTCCGGCCCCCATCAAACGCCGCGCCGCGTAGGAGCCCACATGCTCAACCCCACACCCGACACCGCCCGCCCCACCATCCACGGCTTGGCCGGTCAGATCATCGCCTTGACCGTCAAGCATGACAACGAGTTCGACACGGAACGCGCCCTGCTCCAGGCAGAAGAGAAGGCCAACGAGCTTCTGATTTCCATCCGCCGCGTGATCGACCACATGCAGGACCAAAAGCACGGCTACGGTCCAACGCTGGAGGCCGCAGGATGAGCCGCCACACCCGCCAATACGACTACCTCTGCCAGCGTTGCCACGAGGCCTTCGACCGTGAACGGGCCATCTACAGGCAGGGATACGACCACTGCCCCGAGTGCGGCAGCGACAACCTCAAAGAGTCCGTCACCGTTCCGGCGCGCTACCTCATGACGGGGCGATACCGGATCACCAAGACCAAACTGGAGATTGCAGCATGAGCCCAGAATCAGCGCAGGCAACGCTATTGCCCGCCGAAATGCCCCAGAACGTGGCCCCGCTCGCCACCACAACCCCAATGATGCTTCTCTCCATGGCTGTGAGCCACGGGGCAGGCATCGACACCATTGAACGACTGGTTGCCCTCCAGGAACACATGGCCTCCCGTGATGCGGAACAGGCCTTCAATGCGGCGATGAGCCGAGCCCAGGCGGCGATGGGGAGAGTCAGCGCAGATGCGACCAACCCCCAGACGAAAAGCAAATACGCCACCTATGCGGCCATCGACAAGCAGTTGCGGCCCATCTATAGCTCGGAAGGGTTCGCCCTCAGCTTCGATACCGCGGAATCCACGGGTGAAACCCTGGAGGTGCTTTGCTACGTGTCCCACAGCGCAGGGCACACCCGGACCTACCGCGTGACCATGCCCAGCGATGGCAAGGGGGCCAAGGGCGGCGATGTCATGACCAAGACCCACGCGGCTGGCGCTGCGATGTCCTACGGCATGCGCTACTTGCTGAAGATGATCTTCAACGTGGCCGTTGGTGAAGACGATGTGGACGGGAACAAAATCCCGGCCCAGCCACATGCCTTGACCATGCCGGAGGCTGAATTCCAGGCCCACATGAAGAAGATCAAGGAAGCCGCAACTTCCGATCTGCTAAAGGATGCCTATCACGCGGCCTATGCCGCCACCCCAGGCAGGGACAACGCTACCCAGAAGGCGCTGATCGAGGCCAAAAACGCCCGCTACCGGGAGTTGAACCCCAAGGAGCAGAAATGAAGATCCTTGAATTCGAGCAGGGCACCCCGGAATGGCTCCAGTCCCGCGCCGGAAAGGTCACGGCCTCCCGCATCCCCGATGTGCTGGCGAAGATCAAGACGGGCGAGGCCGCTGCCCGCCGAGACTACCGCGCCCAGATCGTGGCCGAGATCCTGACCGGCACCCCCCAGGGTGACACCTTCACCAATGACCTGATGCGCTGGGGGAACGAACAGGAACCCTACGCACGGGCCGCATACGAGATCGCCAAGAACGCGATGGTAGATCAGGTTGGGCTGGTGATTCACCCAACCATCGAACTCGCAGCGGCAAGCCCTGACGGCCTGGTAGATCAAGACGGGCTGGTCGAGATCAAGTGCCCGAAGACTGCAACCCATCTCCAATACATCCTGGATGGCGTTGTCCCGGCCCAGTATCAGCCCCAAATGCTCTGGCAGATGGCATGCACCGAGCGCCAGTGGTGCGACTTCGTGAGCTTCGATCCCCGGTTACCGGAGGACATGCAGCTTTTCGTGAAACGGTTCGACCGAGACGAAATCCGCATTCAGGCCATGGAAGACGAGGTCCGTGCTTTCCTGGCAGAAGTGAGCGAAACCATCTGCAAGCTGAGGCCCGCCGCGTGACCGACAAACAGCGCCGCCCCCGAAAAGTCAAGCTGGGCACCCCATGCGCCCAATGCAGAGCCCAGCACGGAAACATGGTCTACCGATCCAAAACCCGGCCGGGGAAATGGACGGATGAGATCGACACGGTTATCGAGTGGCCATGCGAATGGAGCCACGAACCCAAAAACGTGATGCTGCACTCGGAGTCGCTGCTCTGCTCGTTTTGCAGGGCGCACCCGGAGCTTGCGGCGTAGGAGATCCCATGCGCCTGTTTAACTTCATTTATGCAAAATTGTTTGGATATTTCTGGCTTCCATGTCGGGTGTGCGGAAGGAATTTTGGTGGGCACGAGGTAGGTTCTTGGACCCCGTTAATCGTGGAAGAACTCTCGGGTCAGCACGCCTACTGTGTTTGCTCTAGGGAATGCGGAGCGGAAGCCGAAAAAGCCAATGATGCCAACGGGCGACATTGGCCAACGCGAATGTAACCCCTCCCCAGGCCAGCACCCCGAGCCCTAGCGGTGCGGTCATGCAGACCCGGCGCGATGCCGTGGCCTGGGGTCAACTTCCCGGCCTTCCGACTCTCAGAGCAGCGGAACCCCTGGCACTCACTCACAGGCCTGCGCGTGGTAGTGCGGTCAAAAAAACAGGGGGTCACAAAGGACTGGTGAGGGCTTAGGCACCCAGCCGCTGGGCCGGATTCCATTAAACGGAGAACCCATGACCCTGAAAGATGAATGCCGCACAGTCGAGGCCCTGA